CGAGGTCGTACCACACCTCGTTGTAGATCGCGTCGGGCGTGAGGTCCCAGCGGGACACCGGCGCGCCGGACGCGTCAACAAAGTCGAAGCCGACGCTGACGGCGTTAAGGAAGCCGGACCGATACTTGTTCTCGATCTTCACCGCGAAAGAGTCGGACCGGTCGAAGGTCACATCGGTGCGCAGACCCCGGGAGTCCAGTGACGCACGGCCCCGGCCGATCGGCGGCGTGTAGTCCATGTGCATCCACAGGATCACCGGGTTGCCGTTGAAGTTGTCGATCTTCCAGCGCTTCCGGTTGAGTGAGAAGCCGTATCGGTTCACCCCCTCCGCCGACGCGGTGAACACAAGGGGTGCGTCCGGGGGTGCGGACGCGAGAGTCCCTCGCGTGTAACTGAGGCGCGTGCTCAATGGGTCCTCCCGTGCCCGTTGATCTTACCGTGACCATTAAGCGTCAACGGCCCGTGCTTGAAGTCCAGGTGCCACAGATCGAGCTTGGCCAGCGCTCCCGCTGCCTCCTGTTCGTCCACCTCCGGCGACGCCGGAGCCGGAGTGGTCGGCCCGTTCACGGCTCCCTTGTTCACCGGGGCCCACCACGAGTCACCCCACGGCACCGGCGGAAGCCCCTGTTTCTCGCGCCACTCGTTGATCGTGAGTGAGCCTACCTCGATCTGCTGCCGCTCCCGGTCCCACGCCGCCGTCGCGCTCTCATGCAGCGCGTCCACCTGCGAGAAGTCGAACTCCGCGTGCAGCGTCCGGCCGGGGAACATCGTGAGAAACTGCTCGGTGATCTCGCTAGCGCGAAGCTGGGCGTCGGGCTTGAGTGAGTTTGCCCACAGGATCTTGTGCAGCTCGTTGACGTTGGCCAGCGTGGCGTATTCGAGGTCGTTCACCAGCGGAGACGGCACGCCGTAGACATTGCACACGCGGCGCAGCGTCATGTTCATGCCGTTGACGAACTCCGCGTCCTTCGGCGACACCTGCGCTTCCTTAAAGCCCGCGTCGAAGCGGAGCACGGCCCAGCGGTGCGCGCCCTTGGAGCCGGTGAACCGGCGCTCCAGAAACGCTTCGAGGTCGTCAGCCTGTTCCTTGGTGAAGCTGACCTTGTCTCCGGCCGGGACGACGAACCCGCCGACCATCAGCCCCCGGGCGAAGAGCTGCCTGTTGGATTCAAGCATGTTGGCTCCGGTCTCGGCGGCCCGCCGGGCGGCGACGAGCGGAGACAGCGGAGCGAACTCGTCCATCGGGTTGGGGTAGCGGAACCACACGATCTCGTCCGGCGCGAACGGGATCGGCTGACCACCGCTGGCCGGGTAGTAGAGGAAGCCCTTGAGATAGTTCCGCGCGTCCGGCACCGGGACGACTCGCGTCGGCTTGAGCCACCAGATCTCCCGGGGGACGCCCTCCCGGTCCTTCTCCACGGCCCAGAACGACTGACCCCAAAGCCCCATCGCCAACTCGTCCTGACGGAACAGCCGGAGCGGAGTCCAGAACGGATTTACGTGCTGAAGCAACTCGTACGCCGGGCCGGACTCCACCACCTTCCGCGAGGTGCCCCGTCCCCGGTAGATGTCGAGTTTGAGCCCGGACATCAGCCGGGCCCGCAGGTTGATAACGGCGTAAACATCGTCGGCCGTGGCCACCCGGTCAACGAAACTGTTGCCGTCCTCGAAGGTCCACGGGATGGGGTCGTGCCCCCACCCGAACCGATCAGTCTGGGCGAGGTCGGCAGCCACCGGGTTGGCGAGCCGCTGACGGCGCTCGCGAATGCGATCGAGGAAGCTCACGCGCCGCCGTCCTTACGCGTCGTGAGGGACAAGCCCATCTCCCAACCCTCGATCGCAGCGGCCCAGACCCACGAGAACGCCGTCCAGACGGCCCTCCAGACCAGCGCCGCGAGGATGCCGACGAGCACCGGGACGGCCGCGAGGACGAAGAGCGCGACTTGTCGCGGCCGAAGCGTCTTGGCGCGCTGATCGATGTTGGAACCCGCGCGAGCCCAGACATCCAGGACAGTCACGAGATCCCCCTCCAACGATCGCGCAAGAGTAGATCGTCAATGCGGAGGGTACCACGTGACGCTTATGCGTCATACCATCTCGGCTGCCGCGCGGTCACCATAGACCGACTCCGGACGGCCGAACAGGTCCCCTTCAAGCCTCTCGACCTTGTTCAGCTCATCCAGCATCGCTTCCAGCACCCACACACCCATGCACAGCGCCACGCAGGCGTCGATGTGCGTCTTCGACTTGCTCTTCTTCAACGTGAAGCCGCCGCGCTCCTGCGGAACGGCCACGGCACCACGGACATGCAGGCCGAAATCCGGGTCGCCGTCGTGCACAAGCTGCCGGTTGACGATCGCCTGATAGGTGGCCCCGCACGCCGGGGCCATGCGCTGTGGCGATTGGTCGAACTGGAGCACCGGGATGCCGTCCTCTTCCAGAAGCCGCGCGGGCACCTCGAAGTAGCGGGGGTCGTAGGTCACGCACTTGAAGCCCGGGCCCTTGGCGTTCTCGCGGACGTACCGCCACACGTCGGCGTGCGGAATCACGCCGCCGTGATCCTTGGCCTCCCAGATCCTCGCCGTAGCCGCGTAGCGGCCGTCCGGCAACTGCTCCACCCGGACGACGGCGACGCTGTCATGCTTGAGCGCCATGTCCACCGCGAGCACAAACGGGTTCTTCGGCGAACTCTTCCACTGCCCAGCGCATTCGCTCCACGCGGCCGGATGGTCTTGCAGCCACGAACCCTCCGCCACGTCTACCCAGCGGTTGGCGTAGTACCGAATCCACTCATGGTGTGGCACGGTCGGGTCGTTCCAGGCGGCAACCCGGTCAGCTACCGACCAGATCACATCCGCGCCGGAGCTTGCCGCCCGGACCGCGAGGGCCCGCTGCTCGGGATCGGAGTAGTCCAGGCCGTCCGGTGCTTCGTGGATGTCCACGAGCAACCGGGGGTCGATCGAGGGGTCATGCTCCACCCGCTTGGCGTGCTTGTAGAGAACGCCGAGCAATGAGTGATCTTTGTCGAATCCCGCCGTCGAGATGTTGATGATCCGGCCGGAACCGTGCGGAGTTTGACGCTTAAGCGTTGATTTTCCGACCACGGTGTGCACGCGGGCCCGCGAGCCCTGGCCGATGTCGCCCCACTCATGCAGCTCGTCGCAGACGAACAGCGTCGGCAGGCCACCCTCGTTGGTCCCGGCCACGGCGGCGATGCGGAAGATCCGACCCGGCCGACCGTCCGCGAAGGTGGCTTCGGTGTCGAAGACGTTGAAGAAACCCGCGAGCGGAGACGGCGAAGTGGACGGGTCGCTGCTGCCGAGCATGGTAGCCACGGCGGAGAACAGGAGATCCGCTTGCTCGAAGCTCGCGGCGGCGATGGGGATGTTCGGCGACGGCGGGGCGATCTGGGACGGCCCGGCGAACTCAAGGCACACGATCGCGGCCATGAACTGCGTCTTGCCGTCGCCGGTCGCGGCCATCCTCAGCGCCCGGTTGTACCGCCACTGGTCGCAGTTCGGGCAGTACTCGTACCAGCGCCACAGGAAGAGCTTCTGGTCCTGCCTGAGCCGGAACGGCTTCCCGTACGAGTCGCCCTCAGCCAAGATCAGGTTTTTGTGAATCCACCGGACGGCGATGCCGCCGTGGGACGGCCACAGCCCCCCGGTGCGCGGGGCCCACCCGCACTTGGTGCACTGGTCACCCTTCGACGGAACCAGCGACGACGCGAGGGTCTTCGTCCTCGTCTCCGTCGAGATCTGCGCCACGGTCGTTACCCTCGTCCTCGAATTCCGCGTTCAGGTCAGCAAGAGACTTCTGCTCGGACAGTACCGCGATGCCCAACGACGCTCGGTTCTTCGGGCCGATGCCGAGCTGCGCCTCGATGCGCGAGATGGCCGTCTCATGCTGCATGGCGAGCGCGAAGAACGGAGACGCCTGTTTCTGGCCGGTGGAGCCCCGGATCTCCGGCTCTGCGAGAGCCCGGGTGAGGAGCTGGTCGTACAGGTCCATGAGCTTGGCCCAGCGGAGCAGCAACGGCCGGTCGGCGGGGGTGGCGAGTTCGCTCACCGGGTCGTCCCAGTAAGCGGCCCACGCGGCTCTAGCGCGCTCGCTGAGCCCCTCCGGCGGGTCGAAGCGAGTCAGCTTCCGGGGCCGGAGGGTGATCTTGCGTCCGTTGCGCTTGTCCACGGCCTGCCCCGGTTGCTTCCGGGGGCCGGAACCGCCTTTGCGGGGCATGGGTCCTCCTTACGGGGGGTGATGGGGGAGGGCGTCCACCGGCAGTGTCCGATTCGTACCCGGGTGGGAAGATCTCTCAAGATCACCCGGCAGTTCCGGCAGTTTTACCAGCTACTTTTCCCCA